CGGCGTGGGAGACCTACATCGGCCGGATCCTCGCGCTGGAGCGCGACGAGGAAGGCAACCTGCCCGAGGTCGGCCAGTTCACCCCGTACAACCCGGGTGTGTACCGGGAGATCCTCAACGCCTACGCCGACATCATGGCGTCGATCACGGGTCTGCCGTCCGGCTACCTGGGTCGGACCACTGACAACCCGGCCAGTGCGGATGCGATCCGTATGTCGACGGACCGTCTGGTGCAGCGGGCGCTGCGTCGCCAGCGGGTGTTCGAGGGAACGTGGGAAGGGATGCAGCGCCTCGCGATGCTGATCCGCTACGGCGAACTGCCGGATAAGGCGACGCAGATCGAGACGATCTGGCGTTCCCCGGAGATCCCGACGCCGGCGGCCACGACAGATTCGGTGACGAAGCAGATCGCGTCTGGGTACTTGCCGGAGGATTCGGATGTGGCGGGCGAGGTACTGGGCTACACCCCGTTGCAGCGACGGCGCATCGAGGCGGACCGCCGCCGCAAGCAGGGCCGCGTGGCGCTGACGGAGATCACGCAGCGCGCACAGCAGCGGGCCCAGCAGGGCACTCAGGTCCCGGTGGGCGGGGCGAATGACGGCACCGGTCAGCGCAGCGGCCAGCCACCAGGCTGAGCAGTCCGCGCTGGCGGCCGAACTGTGGCTGGAACTGACCAGCCTGGGGGTCGCACCGTCCGCGCGCTTCATTGAACCTGCTGCCGCGCTGATCCAGCAGTACGCGCTCGCGTCGGCGGCCCTCGCGGCCGATTTCTATGAGACGGAGCGTGACTTCGCCGGTGGGCGGACCGGGTTCACCTTGCCGACGGCCGACCCTCCGCCTGACGAGCAGGTCCAGGCGTCACTGTCGTGGGCGACGGAGCCGCTTCGCCGGGCTGAATCCGACCGGGCGCTGGCCGAGTCTCGCACGGAGGGAGCTTCGCAGAGGCTCGTCGTGAACGCGGGCCGGGAAACCCTCACCCGGGCGGTCACTTCTGACCAGTACGCGCGCGGATGGGCCCGGGTGCCGTCGGGGGCCAAGACATGTGCATTTTGCATGATGCTCTGTACGCGTGGCGCGGTTTATGTGAATAGGGGAACTGCTGGCGCCGATACCAATAGTAGATTTGCAGGCGACGGGCAGTTCAAATTTCACGATAATGACGATTGTCAAATCGTGCCGGTCTTCAGGGGGCAGCGATACGAGCCTCCCGCGGTCGTGCACGAATGGGAGCAGCTTTACCGGGAATCCACCGCTCACGAGACCGGCGAGGGAAAGCTCAGAGCGTTCCGCCGCGCTGTAGAATCGTCTGATAAGTAGACCCCGGGGCTGGCTGTCACCAGCCCCGGGGCAGGCCGACCTGAGGAAGCAGGCCGACGTGCCAGAGAGTACGCGCCAACGCGTGGCTCGCATCGCAAACACCCTGCACCAGTGCCCGTGGTGTGGTGAGTGGAAGCGCAAGCCTGAGATGCGCGAGCAGGGCTCGTCCAAAGGCAAGGTGCCCTCCACCTGCTACCAGTGCAGGACGGATCACCCGGACCAGGCCTGGTGCGACTACCACAAACAGTCGCACCGGCGCGATATGTTCACCAGTTGGCGAAATGGCCGCCCCGGCGTCTTCAATATCTGCATTGGCGCGCGGTGCGAGAGGGCAAACAGGGCACAAGGATTATCCCAGGGAACCTGTGAGGCGTGCTGCGTCAGCCAGGAATCATGGCAGTTTCGGGGCAGTCGGTTTAAAGCAGCTGTCTGCCGCACATGCGAGAAAGCGCACCCGGCAGACAGCTGGTGTCGCGGGTGCAAGATGTGGCTGCCACGTGCCCAGTTCACGGTTGTCAACAAGAAGAGGAATCTCCTGGCCGCCAGATGCAGGCCATGCCTGGCCGCCCGGAATCATGGCGCGACTGTAGCTGCCGTCTTGGCCGCACAGGGCGCGACATACCCGCACTGCGCCGCCTGCCGCTCGACCGAGTTCCTGAAGATTGATCACGACCACTCGTGTTGCCCCGGCGACAAGTCCTGCGGTAGGTGCATCCGCGGCTACCTATGCCACGAGTGCAACACGGCTGAAGGCTTGCTTCGAACTCCCAAGCGGGCCAGGGCGCTCGCTGCGTACATGGAGCGAGTCGCGCAGCGGCCGTTGTTCGTGGTTCCGGGCGTGCCGAGAGGACTCGGCGAGCCAGTTAGGTGCCCACGGCTATCGGCGAATTGAGACCTCCCCACCTGGCGTGGGGCAGCAGCAACACCGACCCCTGGAGGGTTCACCAGTGACGTGCGACAACATCGCCGCCCTGTCGTGGTTCAAGCTGAACCGCCACGACGACGAAGATGGCGGGGATTCCAGCGAGAGCACCGAGCCCCAGGAGGGCGCAGGCGACTCGCAGCACGATGATGGCCAGTCGCAGGGCGAGAACGCGACCAGCGACGACGCCGACAAAAGCGAGTCCAGTGAGGGCGAGGAGCCAAGCAAGCAGGAGGAGCCGAAGACCCTCGCCGAGTTACTGAAGCTCCTCGAGCCCGATCAGCGGCGCATCGTCCAAGGCGAGGTGTCCAAGGCGCGCAAGGAGGCGCAGGGCCTCCGGGGGCGCCTCAAGACAGCCGAGGACAAGGCCGCCGAGTACGACCAGCTGCTGGATGCGCAGAAGACCGAGCAGCAGCGTGCCCAGGAGGCCGCCGAGGCGCGAGCGACGACTGCGGAGAAACAAGCGGCGGAGCACCTGGCGCACAGGATCCGCAGTGAGGTCAAGGCGCTGGCCGCCGAGGGCTTCGCCGACCCGGACGACGCCGCAGCGTTCCTGGACCTGTCCAGTTATGCCGGCGACAACGGTGAGGTGGATGTCGACACCATGCGCGCCGACCTGGATGACCTGCTGGTCCGCAAACCTCACCTCGCTAAGCCGGCGGCCGAGCCGAAGCCGCGCGCGCCGGCCCCGAATCGGGCGCAGGGTTCGTCGGCCAACGGTGGCGAACAGGCGTCCAGTTTCAAGCTCGCCGACAAGGACGCGTTCGCCGCGGAGCTCGCCAAGTACCGCCTGAAGGCCCGTTCGTGATTCATGTCGCTGCCCGGCTGGGTGGCGACGTCACCTCCATCGAGGTGACCGGACACGAGGGTCACACCCGGGGCGGAGTGGTGTGCGCGGCGGTGTCGGCCATTACCCAAACCGCGCTGCTCGGGTTGCAGGAGATCGCCCGGCAGCACCCGGACCTCGTGTCCATTGAGATCAAGGAGACCGCATGACCATCACTGTGACCGGGCCCCGGTCGTGGTTCCGACTGGACCGGCACGACGTGCGGTCCACCCTGCCGGCGGGCATTCAGGCCATCATGCAGAACGGCCTGCTGGAGCGGACGTTCGAGGACGCGCTGCTGCCGGAGTTCCTGTTCGCGGCGATCGCGGACAATGAGCCGTGGGCCGCGTCGATGGGTGACACGTCGATCCGTACCCGCACCGGGCTGCTGACCCCGAAGACCGCGCCGATCACCGGTTCCGACCCGTCCGCGTCGACGTACGCGATCGAGCAGTGGACGGTCACGATGGACCAGTACGGCGACTCGATCGACACGAACATGCTGCAGTCGGCGATGACGCTGGCGTCGAAGTACCTGCGGGACGTTCAGACCCTCGCGATCGGTGCGGGGCAGTCGCTGAACCAGATCGCCCGGAACAAGCTGTACCGGGCCTACTCCGGTGGCCGGACCTGGGCGACCGCTGCGGCCACGACGGACACCACGATCGCCGTGGCGAACGTCGACGGCTTCACTCACGTCATGGTCAACGGGGTCCCCACCCCGGTCAGCGGCGCGAACCCGTTGACCGTGACTATCGAGGGTGTCGCGAACACCGTCACCGGCACGTCCGTCACCACCGGGGCGGGGAACCTCACCCTCGGCACCACCCGCGTGGACGTGGTCGGCGACGCGGTCGTGGCGGCGAACGCTCCGGTGTCCTACCGGCCATCGGCCCGCGACGCCGCTTTCGACGTCATCTCGACGGACGTGGCGACGCTGAGCTTGTTCCGCTCGGCGGTGACCCGCCTGCGGAAGATGAATGTGCCCACCATCAACGGCTACTACGTGGCGCACATCCCCCCGGAGACCGAGTCTCAGCTGTTCGCGGACGAGACGTTCCTCAACGCCCTCCAGGGCCGCGTGGACTCGCCCGTGTACCGGGATCTGTCGATCGGCCGGTTCGCCGGCATCGACTGGGTCCGGAACAACGAGACCCCCACTGCCACATCCAACACGGGCGTGACGGTGCAGCGCCCGCTGGTGATCGGCGAGGGCGTGCTGACCAGCAACCCGTTCGCCGAGACCGGGGCGCTGCTGGGCGGGACCGGGGTCGACAACGTTCCCAGCATCCGCATGCTCGCCGGCCCGGCCACCGGCACGCAGGTCGCGCTAGTCATCCGCCCCCCTCAGGACCGGTTGCAGCAGAACCTGTCGTCGACCTGGTCGTGGGTGGGTGACTTCGGTGTGCCGTCCGACGTGACCGCCAACGGCTCCGACGCGGCCCGGTACAAGCGGGCCGTCATGGTTGAGCACGCCAGCTGACCTGATGGGAGAGGAGAACATTCCATGCAGGTCACTGCCGATGAGGACTTCACCGCAGTCCGCGAGTGCCAGGTCCTGAAGTTCCGTTCAGGTGAGGTGATCGGCGGGGACCTCGCTGGCTACCTCCTCGCCTCGGGCGCCCCCGTTTCGGCCGAGAAGAAGTCGCCCTCGCCACCGCCGGGAGGGAAGGGCGAGGGCGCGGAGGTGGTGCCGGAGGACGGCGAGGTTCCGCCTCCGCTCGCCGGTCGCGGCTCGTCGCGGGAGGCGTGGGCCGCCTACGCGGCGACGCTGGGCGTGACGGTCGCCTCGGACGCCAGCCGCGACGAGATCGTGGACGCGGTACGGGTGGCCGGGGTCCGGGTGGAGTAGCCGTGCCCCTGGCCGTGCCGGACATGGTGGACCAGATGGACATACTGCTCGGCCTGGGCGGCAACATCGACCGCGCCCGGGCCGAGCTGGTCCTCAACCTGGCGCTGCAGCGCGCCTCGGCTGTGGTGTCACCGGTTCCGGACGAAGCACTGCCGATCATCCTGGACGCCGCAGGCCGGGCGTACTCGAATCCGCAGGGCGCGACCGCGGAGACCGCGGGCCCGTTCGGTCGCACGTTCTCGATGCCGGGCGTGTATCTGACGAAGCGTGAGCGGGCCGACCTGCGGGCCATGGCCGGGGAGGGTGGGGCGTTCACGATCAACCCAACCCCGGCCGACGCCGCGCCTCCGCCCTACTGGCCGTCCTGGTGGTGGTCGGACTCGGACCCGTACTGGGAATGGCCACCGTGAGCTTCCCGTTCGGCACGACGATCACGGTGCACCGCACCGTCCAGGACCGCTACGGGAATGTCACCGACACCGCCGACCACGCCGTCGCCGGGTGCGCACTGGCGCCGAGCAGCGGCTCGTCGGGGCAGTCGGCCAGTACTGAGGACACGGACCGGCGCGACACCGTCATCCGTGGCCTGGTGTTGTACGGCCCGCCGGGCGCGGACATTCAGGCCACGGATGTGATCGAACTGCCCGACGGAACCCGCTGGCAGGTCGATGGCGATACCGGGTCGTGGACGTCGCCCTTTTCAGGCTGGCGGGCCGGTGTCCAGGTGTCACTGAGCAGGGTGACCGGCTAAAGAAGGGGTGGGGTGACCGTGGCGCGCTACACCTACAAGCCGGATCGGATCGGCATGGATCCGTGGTTCGTCAGCGTCGAGGCGCGCATCCTGTGCAGGCGCGCGGCGGAGTCGGCGGTGACGTTCGCGCGGTCGATCGCCCCGGTGGGGCAGCCACCCGACGACCAGCACCCCGGTCGGTATCGGGACAGCATCCACATCGACCCCCGGGTGTACCTGGTTCCGAAGCGGGGCCGGTTCTCCGCCCGCGTGGCGGTGCGCGTGGTGGCCGACGCCCGCGGCGATGGCGACACCTCTTATGCGGCGGTGCTGGAGGTGCAACGCGGGCACCACACGTTGAAGCGCGCCGCGGAGCACATCAACGACCCGAAGCCGAGACGGCGGGTGTGACATGACCGGACTCCTGGCCGGGTTCGCCGACGCCGAGGAAGTGGGGCTGGCGCTGCTGCAGCCACTCACCGCGGCGGAAACCGTGACCTCAACCGGCGAGACCATCGTTCCGCCGCTGATCAGGGTGCAGCGCGCCGGCGGTCCCGACGACGGACTGACGGACTACCCGGACCTCGAGGTGCTGTGCTTCGGCACCGACCGGAGAAACGCCTGGCAGCTCGCCGAGCAGGTACGCCAGCTGATCCTCGCCGCCCAGGGCACCGAGATTCTCCTGGAGGACGCGGCGCTGCGGGTGACGATCGACCACTCGGAGACCACGACCTCCCCCGACCAGGTGCAGTGGGCTGACCCGGGACAGAAAGTCGTGTCAGCCACCTACCAGTTGCAGATGCGCCGCCCCCGGCCCATCACCTGACCTCTTACCCCCATTGTTCCGCCCCGGGGCACACCGGGGCGCTTCGCCGACCTCTGCGAGGAGTCCCCCGATGGTTGCGTTTGATGCCCTGCTCTCCCGCGACACCGACCTGATCCGCAAGTCCCTGGACGCGGCCGTGTTCCTGGCACCCTTGGCCACCGCCCTCCCTGCGACCCTCACCTCGGGCGCCTCGGGTGACCTGGTCGCGCTCGCCGCCGACTGGATCGACGTCGGGTGGATGGACAAGGGCGACGGCATCACCGAGGGGCGCAAGGTCACCTCCCAGGAGACCGAGTCGCTGGGCAGCACGGCGCCGACCCGCCGTGACATTTCCAAGGTGGACTCGACGATCGTCTTCACCGCCCAGGAGACCAAGCTGATCACCATGCAGCTGGCGTTCGGGGTGATCCTGGACCCCGCCGACTTCGATGCCACCTCAAAGGAAGTCATCTTCGATGAGGCGACCCGGCCGGACACCGTCTACTACCGGTGCCTGGTGATCTGGAAGGACAACGCGGGCACCGACTCGATCTACGGCGCCACCCTCTACCCGCGCACGTCGGTGACCGACATGGACGACATCAAGAACACCGACGCCGGCGACCCACGCCAGTTCAAGATCACCATGAGCGCGTACGTCGACGCGGGGGCCGGCACCCACGCCCGCCACCTGCACGGCGGCCCCGGGTGGATCACACGCCTCGAGGCGATGGGCTGGACGGCGGCGTGACCCCCCTGCTGTTCATCGTGCCCGCGAGGAGGACCTATGGCTGAGCCAGTGCTTGTTGACCCGGGTGGCAAGGAGTGGACACCGGGCACTCCCGCAGAGGCGGCCAATCTCAAGGCGCGCGGCTACAAGCCCAAGAAGCAGGCGGTACCCAAGGCAACACCCACGCGGGTCGAGCCGAAGCAGTCCGAGGGCGAGAAGTGACCAAGCAACTCCAGGGCTGGGACACCTACGTCGAAGAGGCCACCCGCGAGCCGCTCGAGCTGCCCATGCCCGATGGGGACCCGATCCTCATCCGCTACCCCACGGGCGGGCAGATCAGGCGGGCCGAGTCCGCGACCAGCACCGACGAGATCATCAAGATTATCTTCGGTGATGACGACGGTGAGCGCCTGATCAAACTGTTCGAGGACGCGCCCGGCGACGTGTTGCGCCGCATCGTCCGCGACGTCGGGATCGAGTTCGGGGTGGACGTGCTGACGGGAAACCCGCTGCCCTCGTCGAACTCGTAGACAAGTTCGGCGAGGAGATCGAGTACGACCTGCACCAGTTCCTGCGGCTGGACCTGCTGGACTGGTTCCGGGGAAGGCACCCGTGGGCCAAACTGCTGCGGCTGATCGCCAACCTCCCGATCCACTCCCACTACAAGGCTGCTCTCGCCGACGACGACGAGCTGGCTGACCGGGTCGCAGCCCGGACTGAAGTCCAGAAGGACCACGGGCCGACGCTGCTGGACTGGTCCCTCGAGGTGTCCCTGCTGGCGTCGGTAGTGGACGCCGTCTCGCATCTCACCTCGGTGCTGATCGCGGTGAACTCGGAGGGCGGGAAGCTCCCCGAGGCACCGCACGTGCCCCGCCCGGTGACGGCCCTGGAGCGTGCCGAGTCGCGGCAGGTGCAGCAGCGGCGGGAGGCGTTCATCGCGCAGATCCTGCCCCACCGAGCGGGCAACGGAACCCGCTCCGGGTAGCTCACCTACTCCCCCGACCGCCCCGTAAGGGCCTGGGAAAGGGGGGTCGAGATGGCCGGTGGCTACCGCGCGGGATCGGCATTTATTCAAGTTTCGCCCAGTTTGTCCGATTTCCAGCAGGAGATTCGTCGCCAACTCAAGGACGAGCTGGACACACTCGGGGCCGAGTTCCCGGTCAAGCCGAAGGCCGACCCCTCGCAGGGCGGCAAGGACGGCGAGCAGTACGGCGGGTCGTTCGCCGACGCCGCGAAAGCCCGCATCGACGCGGCGCTGAAAACGCTGCCGGACGCGAAGTTGGGCGCGGACGCCTCCCAGGTCGACCGGGCCATCGCAGAGGTGCGCGCCCGCCTGGAGGAACTCCGGGACAAGCGGGTCAACCTGGAACTCTCCGAGGCCGAGTTCCTGGCCGGGGTGCGCGCGGCGAAGGCTGAACTGGACGACCTGGGTCGCCGCTCGCCGACGGTGGAGGCCAAGTTCAACGCCGCCGCGGCGTCGGCGGAGCTGGCGGCCTTCGACGTCGAGGTGCGCCGGCTCGACGGCAAGACGATCAACGTGCGGACGGTCGTGGACACCGCCGCGTCGATCGGCAACATGAACCTGCTGCTCACCGCCGGCCTGGCGCTGGGCCCGGCGTTGATCCCGGTGGCGGCGTCGATCACCGCTGCGTTCGGGGCGGTCGGCACCGGGGCCCTGCTGGGTATCGGCAGCCTCGGCACCCTGGCACTCGGGTTCGGTGGCGTAACCGACGCGGTCAAAGCCATGGGCGCGGAGCAGCAGAAAACCGGGCAGACCGCGGCGCAGGCCTACGCCCAGCAGCTGAGTTCGGCGAACTCCGTGCTGTCGGCTCAGGATTCGCTGACGTCGGCGACCGAGTCGCTCGGCAGGGCGCAGGCCCAGGTGGGCATCGCGGCAGAGACGGCGACCCGCAACGTGACGGCGGCCCTCGACCGCCAGCGGCAGGCGGAGCAGTCGCTGATCACCGCCCAGCGTTCCGCGCTGCGGGCGCAGCAGGATCTGAACCAGGCCCGCCGCGACGCCCAGCGCGCGCTCGAGGACCTGGCGTTCCAGTCGCAGGACAACGCGCTGGCGCAGCAGCGCGCCCAGCTCGACCTGCAGCAGGCGCAGTTCCAACTGAACCAGATCGACCCCACCCTGGGCGGCGGGAACCAGCAGCAGGAGGCGCAACTCGCCGTCGATGAGGCACGGCAGCGCCTCCTGGAACTCCAGGCGCAGGGCCGTCGACTGGCCGAGGACAAGGCTGCCGCGGACAAGGCCGGTGTCGACGGGAGCCGCCAGGTCACGGCCGCCCAGGACGCGCTGGTCGCAGCGAACGAGCGCGTGCAGCAGGCCCAGGACCAGGTGCGCGCCAGCGCTGATGCCGTGACGCAGGCACAGGTCGACGGTGCCCGGCAGGTCGACCAGGCGAAGCAGGCCGTGATCGCCGCGACCCGCCAGGCAGAAGCGGCAGAGCGTGGCGTCACGGCGGCGCTGGCGCAGCAGGCCGCAGAGGCGGACAAGACGACCGCCTCCCAGAGCAAGCTGGCCGCCGCGATGGCGAAACTGTCCCCGGAGGGACAGCAGTTCGCGCGGTTCATCGAGTCCGATCTGATACCCAAGTACCGGCAGCTGCAGGCCACCGCCCAGGCCGGGCTACTACCCGGGGTGGAGTCGGGGATCCGCGCCGCGATGCCCCAGTTCGGCCTGCTCGACTCCATCGTGGGCGAACTCGCGAGAGGGCTTGGGGATCTCGCCGACCGGGCCGGCCATGCCCTGAACGACCCGTTCTGGGTGAACTTCTTCGGGTTCATCCGCGACGAGGCCGGGCCCAGCACGAAGACCTTCGGCGACATCCTGGGCAACCTCGCCACCGGAGCGGCCGGCCTGGTGCAGGCGTTCAAGCCCGTGTGGGACGACATGGGCGCCGGTCTGAAGGGCCTGTCCGAGAAGTTCGCGAACTTCGGAAAGGACGCCGCCGCCGGGAAGTCCGATTCGTTCAACGGCTTCCTGCAGTACGTGCGGGACACCTGGCCCGACGTGAAAGAGCTGTTCGTGCAGCTCAAGGACCTGGTGGTCAACCTCGCGAAGGCCTTCGGCGGACGGGGTGCGTCCACTCTGTCACTCGTCGTGGACGTGCTGAAGTGGATCAACTCGCTGGACCCGGGCACTCTGCGGCTACTCATCGACCTGTTCATCGCCTGGAAGACCTTCCAGATCGCCGCGGGAACCCTGAAGGGCCTCAAGGACGCCTACGACACGATCAAGGGCATCGGGGACATCCTCGGCGGCATCCGCAAGGGCGGAGGCATCGGCGGGGCGCTCGGCACCGGTTCCGGCTCGGTAGTCGGCCCCAGTACGGCGGCGATCCTCGGTGGTGGCGCGGCGGCCGCGGGCGGCCAGGTCGGCGGCGGACTCAACGCCCAGTCCCAGACCGAGCAGTTGCAGCAGTACAACGCCGCGCATCCTCTGCCGCCGGGTGTGGTCCGCCCCGAGGAGTACAAGGCCGGCGGTTTCGGCGGCATCGACCTCAGCGGCGTGGTGAGCGCCTTCCAAAGCGCCCGCACCAAGATCGCCGCCATCTTGACCGGCGTCAACGCCGACACCACCGCCAAGCTCGGCCAGTTCCGTACCACGGTCTCCACCTTCAACGTGGACGCCGCGAACCAGATGAAGGCCCCGTGGAACGACGCACCGGCCTACTTCGCCCGGACCTGGTCCGGCGCCAACCTGAGCACCGTCAAGGGCTTCGGCGACCTCAAAACCACCGTCGGGGCGGGCTCGACCGACACCAGCAACATCGTGCAGGGCCACCTCGGGCACGGTGGCCTGGCCGACTGGATGATCGGCAACTGGAACGCCATCAACACCGCCGCGAGCACCGGGTGGGGCGGCATCCACGGCACCGTGGCCACACAGTCGGGGCAGACCCGGGACGAGACCACGGGGAACATCAACCAGTTGGCCACCAACACGACCGGCTCGTTCCAGTGGGCCAAGGACACGATCGGCAAGATCTGGTCCGGCCTGGGCGCCGTCGTGAAGCCGCCCGTCAACTTCCTGATCGACCCGATCTACGACACGGGCATCCGGGGCATCTGGAACTTCATCGCCGGCACGTTCGGCATGCCGCAGTTGCCGTACGTGCATCCCCTGGCCGAGGGCGGCGTACTGCCCGGCTACGCACCCGGCAAGGACACCATCCCCGCGGTGCTCTCCGCGGGGGAGGGCGTGCTGGTCCCGGAGGCGGTGCGCGGCCTCGGCGCCGACTTCGTGCACCAGGCGAACCGGTACTTCTCCGGTGGCCGAGCCAACCCCACCGCGGGACCGATGTTCGCCGGAGGCGGCATCGTCGGGAACATTGTCGGGGCGCTCAGGTCGGGCTGGGACTGGGTGACCGACCTGGTCTCCGACCCCGTGGGCACGGTCCGCCGCCTGTTCTCCGGCGTCACTGACCTCGCCGGGGGCGTCCCCGGTGTCGGGGCGCTGCGGGACGCGCTGGCCGGCATTCCCGGCAGGGTCGTCGACGCGGTTATCGCGAAGGCGAAGTCCTGGGCGGCGGAGATCGCATCGGCTGGTGGCGCACTGCTCGGCCCACTGGGCGCCGGGCAGGTCTTCAACGCCGGGCAAGTCATCCACGCGGCCCAGGCCAAGGGCATCCCCCACCCCGGCGCGGTGATCGGCATCATGACCGGGCTGCAGGAGTCCGGGCTGCGCGTGCTGGCCAACTCCAACGTCCCGGCGTCGCTGTCCCTGCCGCACGAGGGGGTTGGGCATGACCACGACTCGGTCGGCATCTTCCAGCAGCGGCCCAGTTGGGGTCCGCTGCCCGTGCTGATGAACCCGATGGGCAGCGCCAGCCTGTTCTTCAACAAGCTGGGGCGCGGCCCGTACGGCGACTACGGCGCCGAGGCGCAGCGCGTGCAGGTGTCTGCGTTCCCGGGGGCGTACTCGAAGTGGCGCGGGCAGGCCGAGAGCCTGGTCGGTGGCGCGGGATACGCCCTCGGTGGGCGCGTGCCCGGCAGCGGCGTGGCGGACAGCGCGCTGCTCTGGGCGACGCCGGGCGAGCGGGTCCTCACCACCCGGGAAAACCTTGCCTTCGAGCATTTGGTGGACGCGATCAGCAGCAACCGCAGCGTCGCGCCGGTCCCGCTGACCACCTCCCGCGCCCCGCTGGGCGGCAGGCCTGGGCAGGACATGGCGTTGATGGCACACATGGTGGACTCCGCCGCCCAGCGCGCCGTGGCCACCCTCGACGGGGCCAAATTCGAGATCGCCGACAACGGGCGAGGCGGCATCGCCAGCATCACCCGCCGCCAACAAGCCCAACGCGGGCGACGCGGCTAAGGGGGTCCCCGGTGAACATCGCCTGGTACCTCGGCCCACTGGGCGCGATGCGGCAGATCCCCGATCCGCAGGACCCCATGCAGGTCGACCCCGCACTGCTCGGCGGGGTGAAGACTTCCCTGGGCGGGGTGGTCACGGTGGACCGGGTCGCCCGCAGCCGGATCCGGTCGTGGCCCATGACGTGGCCGTACCTGACCGAGGACGACCTGGTCTACCTGCAACTCGTGGCGGACGGGCTGGTGCCCGGCCCGCTGCGGCTGATCGACCCATGGTGCCGTAACAGACTCCCGCAGCGCGTCGCCACCGGCGGCTCCGTCTCCCGCTCGGCCGTGGATTTCACCCAAGCCGGCGGAAGCGCGCCGATCTGGGTGGCGCTCACGGACCCGCCTGCGGGGGCGCCTACCCGGGGGGCGATCTCGTGGCAGCGCACCACTACCGCCGCCGGGTCGCTCACCACCACCAACGTGGTCGACCGGGTGCCGTTGATCCTTGGGGAACAGATCCGGGCCAGCATCTGGGTGCGCGGCGCCACCATCCAGGCCTCCGCCGCGGTCGACGCCTGGGACGCGAGTAACACCTCCGCGCGCACCAGCGGCACGGCGACCACCCTCGCCGCCACCGGGTGGACCCAGCTGTCCGTCACCTACACCGCCGCCGCCGGGCGCATCTCCGCAACCCCCGTGATCGCGGTGGCGTCCGGGCAAGCGGTATCCACGCTGCAGGCCACCGGCTGGATGATTTCCGCTGCGGACCAGCCCGTCGCATGGACCTCCATCGGCGGGGCACCCACCGTGGTGCCGGGCGAGCTGACGAACGCGTATGCCCTGTTCAACAATCAGCGGCACTCCTGGTCGATGACTCTGCGCGAAAGCTTGGTCTGAGCAGTGCAGATCCCCGCAGACCCGGACGACGCTGCCGCGCTCGACGCCGCGCTCGAACCCGGCCAGCAGCGGCAGTTCCAACACCTCCTCGAGGTGGACTGGGACCGCGACGGGCTTTACTCGCACCCGCTGTCGGACCTGTCCGCGGCGGTAGCCGAGCAGGGCGGGGTGCAGGTCGCCAGCGAACTGTCCGACTCGTCGCCCGGTGGGGAACTCATCGCCTCCGGGGCGTCAGCAGCACAGCTGACCGCCACCCTGGACGGCCACCTCGTCTATGGCGGCGAGGAGTGGCTGGTCAGTGAACTGCTGGCCCCGTACAACAGCGACAGCCCCCTCTACGGCGTACGGGCTGCGGGCACTCCGATCCGGTACACCATCCTCACCGTCACCGCCCGGGGCCTGATCCCCACACAACAGTTTCAGGGGTTCATCGACCAGCGGCAGGTGACCCGATCCACCAACACCGTGATCCTGACCTGCCTGGACGCGGTGGTGCTGCTGTCCGGTGCGGCGTTCTGGCCGCCGTGGGCAGTGGACGGGGGCGCGGCGGGGAAGGCCGGCACCCCGGAGCCGCAGCGCGGGCTGGCGTCCAGCGTGGTCGACCAGTTGTGCAACAGCGTCGGGCTGCGCACCCGGCCCCGCCCACCGTGGGAGTCCGCGACCGGGGTGATCGCCCTCGCCTGGCTGCCGCTGTGCGGGAGTTTCGCCCCCGCGGTGGGCCGCTGCTACAGCATCACGCCGTGGGGGAACTCGCAATTCTTCCCTGAGCTCTACAACCAGTCCCCGGCCCGCATGCTCTCGGAGCCGTACTGGGTGCCGGGGCCGTTCGGGCTGGCGCGCAACGCCCGGCCCGGTGTGTACCCGGGCAGCCTGATCTACACCCCGCGGGACTCGATGCCGGTATGGTCGGGGCGCAGCAGCAGCATCACCGCGTGGCTGTACTGCGGGCCGAACAGTGTCGCCTACGACAGCGCCGCCGGGTCCACGCTGCGCCCGCCGTGCGCGCAGGTCCACTTCGGGCCCGTCGCCGCCTCCGGCAACTTCTACGCCCAGAGGCTTGGCCTGGCCTGCGACGGCCGGACCGTCCAGATCCAGGTGGAGACCGGCACCAACCTGATCTACCGGGCCTCCTACGTCCCGCCCACGGACGGGTGGCGGCATGTCCACGTGCAGCTCGACCACTCGTCGGGGCCGGTGCTGGCCACCCTCTACGTGGACGGGGTGTCGCAGGCCAGTTTCGTACCCACGGGGGCCAGCAACTCGCAGTCAGCGACCGCACTGAACCCGCTGTTCTTCCCCGCCGAAGGCGTCCGGATCCAACCGAACTGCCCCGTGAGCGACGTCATGGCCTGGCAGGAAACCGGCGCCCCCACCGTGGTCCCCGAACGCACCTTCACCCTCGGCGCGGTGATCGACCCCAGCCTCAATGAGATCTCGTGGCTGCCCGCGCCGCAGGGCAGTCCCTGGGACAACATCAAAGCGCTCTCCGAAGCCGAGTACGCCGCCACTTATGTCGACGAGACCGGGGTGCTGCGCTGGCGGAACAGGCGCAACGTACGACCCGCCACCAACACGCCCGCGTTCACCCTCGACCTCACCGACGCCACCGACGTGGGCACCACCGACACCGCGGCCGGTACGGCGAACACGGCCACCGTCACCACACAGACCGCGCTCGCCACCTGGAAACGCGCGTACGAACCGAGCAACGTCGACCAGCTCCCCATCCCCGTCGGCTCCTCCACGTGGGTGCTGCCGCTGGATCCGCAGGTGATCGTGCCCGAATCCGGCTCCCGGCCCCGCCTGTACCAGTCCACTGCCAGCGCTTCCACGGTGCCCGTGTGGTCGGACAAGGTCGAGTCGGGCTACGTGTTCACCTTCGACGGCTCGGAGACGCAGGAACTGACCAACCAGAACCTCGTGGACACCTCCGACCAGACCGGGCTCGACGACCGGCAGCTCCTACGGATCGCAGTCAGCAACACGTCCAGCAGCTCCGGCCGGTTCCGCCTCGCGCAGAACCCCACCGACGGATCCGACCCGTCGGTGGCGCTGCGCATCGCCGGTCTCGTGCTCGCACAGGACCCGCAGATCACCACCACCGTCGTCTCCGACCCGAACGTCACCGCGGACGGACGCACCACCACCATGGACCTCGGCTCAGGGGACTGGAGGCAGGACGTCGGCTCGCAGTCCGCCACTGCACTGTTCGCCCTGCGACGGGCCACACAGGCGGTGCCCGCGTTCGACGCGATCACCACCCCCGGTGACCCGCGCCGACAGCTCACCGACCCGTGCCTACTGCTGCTCGGCCCCTCCGCCACCAGAGCGGTCGCGTTCACCGCCGGGGTCATCCGCACCCTCGACTCCAGCGGCCTCACGGACCAGTTGACGGTGCGCGCCACTCACACCCCCGGCAGGTGGGCGCTGGGGGATCCGGTGCTGGGCAAGCTCGAATCCACCGCTGTACTCGGGTAGGAGGTCAGCAGCGTGACAGTGCTCCCCGCCATCCCCGAAGACTGGGCCTCCGGGGACACCCCGCTCGGCGGTGAAATGGACGCGGTCCTGGCGAACCTGCGGGCCGCGATCACCGGACTCGGCGCCGGGGTGCCCATGCCACCCGCGGGGCACACCGTCACCGCCTGGACCACCGACCCCGCCCTGTGCTCCGTGGAGATGACGCTCACCTCGGGCACCGTCTACCTGTGGCGCCTCTACTACCCGGTGTCCACGCCGCTGAACTACCTCGGGTTCCAGGTCACCACCAGCGGAGCCACCGCCTCCACCGGGTGCGCCGC